TCAGGCATGGGATGAAAGTAGCTGCTCTCAGTAACTACGGATTAGAAGGTCAGCAAACAGAGCTGACATTCGGTAAAGAAAAAATCCCACACTACCCAAAGGGTCTGACACTTTATTCTGCGGATGTATACCCAATCTGGGCAGCAGACTTCCACAGCAAGCACCCTGACTATAAGCCTTATCTGATGACCCTCTACGATGTTTGGGTTTACAACCAGATGGACTACAAGGGCGACATAATCTCATGGGTGCCAATGGATCACCTAACCATCACACCAGGCGTAAGAGAGTTTCTAGCTAAGCCAAATGTAATTCCAGTAACCATGGCTCCGCACGGTCAAGAGATTATGGAAGCACTGGGCCTGGAATCTACTTACATTCCACACGGCATAGATACGAATGTCTATAAGCCAACCTACGAAATAGCTGGCACGAATGTCAGAGAGTTTATGGGCATTCCTGAAGATGCCTTCCTAGTCGGCATGGTGGCAGCGAACAAAGCTAACGGTCAGATTCACCGCAAGGCATATGCAGAAAACCTACTTGCATTTGCCATGCACCTCAAGTCACATCCAGACAGCTTGCTTTACATCCACACTGAACCAGGCAGGGGCTATGGTGGATTTGACATCGCTGTTCTACTAAAAGCCATGGGTATTCCTAGAGAGAATGTGCTGATGCCAGATCCGTTCTTGCTAAGAGCTGGATACCCAGAAGAGCACATGGCTGGCTTCTACACGGCTATGAATGTGTTGCTCAGCACTTCATACGGAGAAGGATTCGGTATACCGACAGTCGAGGCACAAGCCTGTGGCACACGGGTTATTACAAGCAACTACGCTGCCTCTAAAGACCTAGCTTCGGAAGATAGCTGGAAGATTGATGGACAGCCGTTCTGGGATGAAGCCCAAGGAAGTTTCTTCTCTATTCCATCCATCAACTCCACAACAAAAGCACTAAACGAAGCTTACGAATCCGATAGAGGTAGGAGCGATAAAACGATTGCCTTTGCTAAGCAGTTCGATGCTGACAAGGTTTGGAATGAGAACTGGGTGCCCTTTTTCAAGAAGCTTCTAAAGTGAAGCTTTTAGCCTTAGCTCCCTTTCCATTTCTCGGTGCTCAATTTGGTGGCGGAGAAAGAATTTACAACCTACTTGGTCGGGTTGATACTCCTATTGAAGTATTGGTGCCGCATATGTTTGAGCCAGCAAGAATTTATGCTGAGCACTTGACAATGACAGCACTTTCAACACCTCAACACTTGAGGCATAAGGAATGGGACTTGCAAGTCATCGAGAGTGCAGGAGAAATCTTTGGGCCAATCGTTGACCTGATAGACCCTGATTTAGTAATTCTTGAGCATCCTTGGCAAGTAGATGCGATAAAGGGTCGGAAATTTATTTATGACGCTCACAATAATGAGACTGCTCTAAAGAAGGTAATCGGTGGCCCCGAAATACAAGAAGCAACCGAAAGAGTAGAGAAGCTGGCATTACAGGCCGACCATGTTACTTATTGCTCAATTGATGATCAGCTACAAACTACGAGCCCAATGACCTTGATACCAAATGGTGTCAATCTGCCATCAGAGGTAAACACAAAAGGATTCGGTTCAAAAGTCTTACTGTTTGTGGGAAGTGCACATCCCCCAAATATAGGTGCAGCTATTGTCTTGGCTAACTTTGCGAAGATACTGCCCGACTACCAAATAGTAATCGCAGGTCAGTGCAGCAAGTTTGTCAGCTCAGATGCTCCTAATGTCAGCTTGCTTGGTCATGTAGAGCCAGCCACCTTGCACCAGCTATTTCTATCTGCTCATGCCTTTATGAACCTGATGGGCGGCGGTTCGGGAACCTCACTAAAGGTCATAAAGGCAATCAGCTATGGGCTACCAGTTATCAGCAGTGTTATCGGAGCTAGAGGCTACAGCACGGGCTGTTTGATAGCTAGAACGGCTCAGGAAGTCACAGAATGGCTAGAGAAGCTAAAGACCCCACTTCAATACAAAAGTGTCTCAGAATCCAACCTAGAGCTTGCCAAGGGGTATTCTTGGGATGTTATTGGCAAGCGTTTCAATGAGGTCATTCATGAAGTGGCGGGGATCTAGTGAAAGTTGCCTATCTCAGCCATCAGCTTCCAGGCTCAGAAACTGACGACAATGGCCCGAGAATGCTGCCAGGTAGATACGCCGGTGGAGCAGAACGAATAGCAGAGAGAAGAATTCAAGCTGCTCCAAAAGGCATAGAACTTAAGGTTTATCGGCCTGAAAGCTGGGAACAAACTCTCGATTCTGATTTGATTATTGTGGCTGCTACCGATTTACTAACTCACACCGCACTAATGACGCTGGCTACTCGGAATTCGGTTGTAGCGGTTGCCCATAGCCAGAATCAATCTCCTGCAAATAAGACTTTGTTTGAATCAGCCAAAATCTTTATTGGGCTTAGTCCGGCTCATACAGAAGAATCTACAAATTGGTGCAATGTCAAAAGAGCAGATTGGGCAATGACCCCTCTAATTCCTAGTGATTATTGGATTGAAGAAAAAGAAAACATTGCCCTACACGCTGCTAGAGACGATTATTACAAAGGTAAAGAGAATGCTATTCAATGGGCTCAAGACAATGGCATACCCCTAACAATTATGCATAGGGAGCCCCACCTTGAAGTGCGTAAAGCAATGGCAAAAAGTAAGTATTTTGTCCACTTGCCTAGAAGCTTTGATGCCGAGCCAGGAGCCGTTATAGAAGCATGTCTATCTGGCTGTGATTTGGTTCTAAATCAAAATGTCGGCTTTACTTCGGTGCCCTTTTTTGCCGATAGAGAGGCAGTGGCAGAAGCAACAGCCAATGCTGCCAATAAGTTCTGGGAATTAGCTCTAAGCTAGAACTGGCGGATAAAGAGGTAAACTAGAATCATGGCACTCACTAACGCATACTGCACTTTGCAAGAAGTCAAAGACGCACTCAGAATCCAAGATTCGGTTGACGACACGATTCTGGAGCTAAGCATTGAAACGGCTTCTCGCCAGATTGATGACATCTGCGAAAGGCAGTTTTATCAGACCGTTGGTGCGACCAGAATCTTTGCCCCCAGAGACAGTTTCGTGTGCGAAATTGATGATTTGGTCAGTCTTACCAGTCTAAAAACCTCCACCGCTGCTGATGGAGTATTCGATGTGACTTGGGCAGCTAAGGACTACCAACTAGAGCCACTGAACAGTCTTGCTGGGGGCATTCCCTCTCCTGCTACACAAATCAGAGCTATTGATGACTATTGGTTCCCGCTTGCAATGGAAGAAGCAACCGTGCAGGTAGTTGGAACATTCGGTTGGAGCTCAGTGCCACGAGCAATCAAGATGGCAACGATTCTTTTATCCATGAGACTTTACAAGCGTATGGATTCACCACTTGGTGTTGCTGGCGTGGGCGAACTGGGCGTTATCCGTGTAAGCCGTATTGACCCAGACATTGAAGCCTTGATTATGCCATTCAAAAAAATGAGGATGGCTTAGTGAGCATTAGTGACATCAGAGACGGTCTAGCAACTAACCTAGCTACCATCCCTGGGCTAAGAACAGCATCTGAACTAATTGACAACCCAAGCCCTCCAGTGGCTTTAGTCGGCTTAGATTCGGTTGAATACGATCAGGCTTACCAGAGTGGTCTAAACCTCTACACATTCACTATCACGGTAATAGTTGGTCGTGCAGCAGAACGCACGATGCAAAGAAAGCTTGATTCATACATGTTTCCGACAGGCGAGCAGTCTGTCAAGGTTGCGGTAGAATCAGACAGGACACTATCGGGTTTGGTTCAAGACCTTCGGGTTGTGAGCTCAGGTTCAATAGGGTCTATAACCATAAACGACCAAACCTACTTGGCGGCTGAATTCACAGTCACCGTCTATGCATAAAAGGAGATAAATTGGCAAAGTTCATTGCTACAGGCACCAAGGTGACCTTGAACGGCTCAGACCTCTCCAGCTCGTGTGCGAGAGCAGAGCTGGTGATCAACGCCGCCGAGGTGACCACAACAGACTTCGGCTCAGCGGGCTGGACTGAGGTTATCGGGGGCCTAAAATCAGGTCAGGTATCACTTGACTTCCACAGCGACTACGGTGTAGGTGCTGTTTCCACCCTGTTCCAGCCTCTAGTTGGAACCATTGGAACAGTAGTTCTCGTTACCGCTAACGGAACAGCAGCGTCTGCTAACACACCCGCATACACTGCTACAGTGCTTATCAACAGCTTCACCCCAGTTAGCGGTGCAGTTGGCGACCTGAGCACTTTCAGCGTAACCTTCCCGACCACTGGGGCTGTTACCTACGCAACTGCATAAGGAGCAAAATTGAAAATCAACCTACAAGTTACTTACGAGAATGGAACTAAGAAGCTCGTTGTTTGCAACGCAGCAGATCTAGTTGCTT